GTAAAAAAATTGAGGTTGCATTACATAAGTTAGGTAAAGATCTTTTAGCTGTTGAACTTTAAGTTATTGATTGACGTTTTTAACTTTTCAAAAACAGCAAAACCGATAGGAGACTATCGGTTTTTTCTTTTTTTCCAGCTGTTATTATGGTATTTATCGCTTGGTCGACTATTATAATAAAACCAAAGAAACCTAGCTAAAAAAATAACTGCAGCAATTCCAATTATAATATTTTTCCAATTCATATTACAAATTTATTATAGTGCTTTTCTTCTTTGACTAGATTTAATTCTTGAAATTAAAGATTGGTCAACATTATAAAGTTCGGCTAATTTTTTTTGCTTTAATTTACTGATTTTTATTTCAGAAACTTGTTCGTTAGTAATTTTTGAAAAAGAGCGATCTTCACCTTTTAAATTAATACCTAATTTAAAAGCATGTAAAGTATTATGAGAATGTGAACACCATTCAAGATTTTCAACTCTATTATCGGTTTTAATTCCATTGATATGGTTAACACATTTTAATTCTTTACTATTTAATAAAAAATGAACAGCAACTAATCTATGAATCGAAAAAGTTTTTGCTTTAGAAAACAAGCTTAAATTTACGCTTAAATAACCCGTGCCGTCTTTTCTGTGTTTTAATATTTTTTCTTTAATACGTATACTAATTCCATTAGAAGTATTTACAAATCTTTCCAAACTTTTTACATTTCCTAAATTAGATACTTTATATAATCCTTCATATCCAGCAATATCCTTCCAAATTTCCATAAATATGTATTTTACTCAAAGATAGATAAATATTAGAATTTAGGCGATTTAATCATTATTTCACGTCTACTTATTTCCTTCATTTTTGTTACATAAATTTCTGTAGTCAATTTTCATATTTGCTCCATGGTGCTTAAGAGAATACATATTCATGCTAATTCCAAGACCTTTTTTAACTATTGTTTCCCATCTTCGGGTAGCAGTATCTCGGTTCATTTTAGTAGGTCCAGGAATGAAGTCATTAAATTTACCGATATTACCTTTCCCTGGTTCCCTAAAACTACCAAATAGATAATAATCATTTGGTAAATTTTCTAAATTCATTTTTTGATAGTATTCCATTAAATGTTGGTTTATCGGAACAATTCTTTTTCTTTTTGTTTTTGTAATTTCAGCGGGAAGAGTTATTTCACTATTTTTTAAATCAATCATTCCTAATGTGATTTTAGTAATTTCTTCGGGTCTAATTCCGGTGTGAAAAATTGTGATCACAAAATTATAAAAGTCTGGGTATTTTGCCTCAAGCTCTTTTTTTATTTTATTCACAACGTCAACACTAGCGGGTTGGTTCGCGTCGCTTTCAGAAACAGGCAAATTTTTAATGTTGTGTGCTGGATTAGTTTCTATTATATCCCATTGAATAAGTTCGCTTAAAATAGCCTTTAAATGGTTGAGGTGTTTATTATATGCATTATTTGACCATTTACGCTGTTTTTTTGCTTTTTCAACAATTAGTTTTATGTGAACCCGCTTAACTTCAGTTATTGGTAAACTTTCAAAGTCAAGTTTTTTAATTGCTTCTTTTACAAATTTGATCGTTCCATTATATCCAGAAATTGTTTTGGAGCCTAAGTTTGGAGATTTTTTTTCCATTGCAAAATCTAAAGCCTTTCCAATAGTTAAATCCGTTTGTTCTTGAATTACATCTGGAATAGTTGGATTCCAACCTTCCTTAAGTTTTTCGTGTAAAGCATCACGAAGCAAATTAGCTTCTTTCTCGCGTTTTTTTAAATCTGTAATGTAATTTATTCCATATTTATATCGGAATAGAACTTTGTTGTATCTAAAATAGACAAACCAAGGCTTAGAAAGATCATCATATTTGACAACCTTTGGAATAGAGTAGATTGATTTCATTTTAATTGGTTTTAAATTAAAATGTTTGCGGGAACTTTAAATCAATCAAAAGAGTTTTGTACTCTTTTTGTTCACTTTTATTCTATAAAAAACGGGAAGCCTATATTTTACAGCACTTCCCGATTTCAGCGGAGAAAGAGGGAAACTAAAAAGTTGATTTTACAAAAATTAAGTGATTGATTTTAAAGAATTTACAAACAAGTTAAAAAGGGTAATATTTATTTTTGTTCACCTTTTTGTTCACTTATTAAACTGCTAATTTTATATTCTTTTTGCTAATAAATACATGTGAGCTTAGCCCAAAAATCCAATTAGCGTCCACATTATATACTTTACAAATATTTTGGATGTGTTCTGGAGTAAAATGCGCTAAACCCTTTCTAATACGATATAAATTTTGCCTTAGCAGCTCAATGTTATCGCAAAACTCATTTTCAAAGCGAATAGTTGAATTTGCTTTTAGAATTTCAATAAGCTCTAATATTTTTAGGTCAATTTTATTCATTGATTACCAGTCTGATTTTTTACTTGGAATAGAATTACTATTCAAAAAATCTTTTAAAGAGGAATTTAAGTCATTAAAAATTTTTGGAATTTGAGTAGGATAGTATTTATACATTGATCTAATTTCACCATCTTCTCTATAAAAAGCAGATGCTCCACCAGGGGAGGCAATAACAGTATCTCTCCACCCATAAATACTTGAATATTTACTAGGTTTAATATACTGTTCAATAGAGATTACATCAAATTTATATTTTCCATCTTTAAAAGAAATTTCTATTTGATATTTAGTATCATCACATTCAGTTGTTAATAATATTTTAGTACAAATAGCGCTAGATTTTATTCCTTCAATTCGAATATAATCATTTTCAATTTGAGCCTTTATAACTTCTTTTGGATTATTATATGTTACAGCTACCCAATCTAGGGCCTTTTTATAAAGTTCTGATTGATTTTTATTTGGAACTTCAGTAATAACAAAATCTGTAAATCCATCTTTTGTAAAAGTAAATTCTCTTTCTTGTGCGAATCCTAAAGTGTTAATAAATAGGGCTAACAATACTAATTTTTTCATTCGATTTGGTTTTAATGGTTTATAATTGGTTTTAATTTTACATTATTGTTTTTGAAATAGTTCCTTTAATTATAAATACCTTTTTAATAAGGCTTAAATGGTATTCTTTTGATTCGTACTTAGGGTTTTCGCTAGCAAGAATCCAATGCTCTTCATCCTTTCCTTTTCTTATGTATTTAAGAAAAACTTGTCCATCATTAAGTATTACTACATAAGCATATCCATAATTTACATACTGCAATTCGACTTCTTTAATCCCTATAATTTCTCCAGAACAAAACTTCGGGTACATACTATCTCCATATACATTAATAAATGCTATTCCTTTTTCCCAATTAGGTAATGAAATTGGAATTCTATTTAGCTCATCATTTATAATTTCTTTATCCATTCCTGCGGCAGCCGAAACATTGGGGTGATAATAACCAGTAGGTTCATTATTATTTAAAACTTTCAAATAATTAATGTTTGGTTTGCTAGATTCAATTAGCCTTTCTAAAGTTTTTTGACTATTGGTTTTTATATCAATTTCATTATTTAAAAACTTACACAATATTTGTTCTTTCGAAACAGGTATTTTTTCTCCTTTTTCCCAATTACCAATTGTATTAGTAGATACACCTAACACAGACGCTAGCTCGCTCTGTGTAAGTTTATATTCTTTTCTTTTTTCTCTTATTTTTTTATAATCCACAATATTTGTTATTTATAATTATTATAAATTACATAAAAAATACAATATTGTATGTAATTTATTTTTAAAACACAATATTGTGTTTTATATTTGCTCTGAAATAAAGTTACGGACAAATATACAAAAAATGTCTATTGAAATATTGAGGTAATTGAAGCAAATATTATTTGTGAAACGAAAAAACAGTTCAAGTTCAATTATCAGCATATCAACTAGGATAGTTTAAATAGTCTTTTGATGACTTAAATATGTTAATAAGGTGGTGGGTTTTAGATAACCTTTTTGAGAAAGCCTGAAAAATAAAAACAATAAATATTGCCTGTGGGAATTACACGCCCTCGTAAAATGGCTGAAACGAAAATAGTATTACAAAAATAATAGCCGTTGCGGTTTAGCCGTAGCATCAAAGCACCAACGGCACTAATAAATTGTTAACTCAGATTAAATAAAAATGAAAGACGAAATATACCAATTAATTAGAACTGATAAGACTTTAAGAAGAAAAATTGCAGATGCTTTAGGTGTTGAATCTGATACAGTTTACAGACAGGCTAGAGCTAAAGGGGAGCAATTAAAAAAGCCTTTAGTAGTTGAGTTTATTGCCAAGCAACTTGGTAAAACAGTAAAAGAAATAAGTGCATAGTCATGCAAAAGACAATTACAATTCCAATTAAAGAATACAAATGTTTGCGGGAACATTTAGATCAGGCATTCAAAATTTTTGAACGCCTTGGCAGTGAACATAGAGGGGAAGCAAGTGAGCGCATCTCCTCTAGTTCAAAGCCTAAAGAAACTAAACGCCAAGCAATGGATAGAATTAAGAAAGCTATTGCTTCTGGTGAAAGGGCAAAAAAACCAAGCCACCTTAAAAAGTAAAAGCCACTAACGAGCAGAAAGTGGCTTTTATCAATCAAATTTTAATTTGGGACATCGAGTTCCACAAATCAAATATCATGGCAAATTTAGTACAACGTTTTCATAAAACAACAATATCAGACCCAAAAACTAAAAATCTTTTAGGTAAATGCTTAAAAAAAGCATTTGACGAAAATATTAGCGATGCATTGGAATCTGAAAACATATTGGCTTTAGCTTGGAAGTTCCAAGTTCCACAATTTGATGAAATGTTTCAGGATCATCAAAATCACGATTATTTACCCTTTGAATCTTAGATCATGGCAATACTTAAAAATCAAGTCTATAAGACTCAAACAGGAAAACTACTAAAAGTAGTTGAGGTTAGAGAAAGCGGCTCCCATCATTTTATTGAAATAGATGCTGATGGAAACGAGTTGGCGGAAAAGAGAAACTCTTTTGGTCATGTAGTACACAGGACTAAAATTGTCTATTCAGAAGAAACAATTCAATCTTTTAAGTTATGGAAATCGAATTAAAAAACGGTCGCTGGCAAACAACCGATGGCAGGCAATTTAAAGAGCTAAATAGTGTTGATAAACTACTTTTTGATGTGCTTATAGGGGTTGAAAAAATTTTGATAAAGTACAAATTAGTTAGCGAAAAAGAGCAAACTCCCTGGGAAAGACTTTTTTCTAAAATAGGAATAGAAATAGATTAATAATTATAAACGAGCAAAAATGAAGACAATTCAAATCATCGAGATTTCCCTTTTAAACTTCAAGGGAATTAAAAGTCAAAAGATAACTTTTGACAAAAACACAGACATTCATGGTGCCAATGGAACTGGTAAGACAAGTATAGCAGACGCTTTTACTTGGTTACTTTTCGGAAAAGACACCACGGACAGAAAGGACTTTGAAATTAAAACTTTAGATCAGAACGGAAAAGTAATTCCAATGATTGATCACGAAGTTTCAGCTTCTCTTTTAGTTGATGGCGAATCCTTAACCATCAAACGAATTTTAAAAGAAAACTGGGTTAAAAAAAGAGGAAACGAAGAAAGAGAGTTTTCTGGGAATATAACGGAACTATATTGGAACGATGTTCCAATGTCGGTTACAGAATTTACTAAAAAAGTAAATGATGTTCTAAATGAGCAAGTTTTCAAAATGATCACTTCTCCTAATTACTTCAACTCAATTAAATGGCAAGACCGAAGAAATCTTTTGATTGACATTTTTGGCGAAGTATCAAATGAAGATGTTGCAAAAGGAAATACGGCTTTTCAAAAACTACTTGAAAAACTAACCCAAGGCAAAAGTCTTGAAGATTACAAAAATCAAATTTTAGCTTCTGTAAAAAAAGCAAAAGAGGATTTAAAAAACATTCCTTCTCGAATCGATGAGGTTTTTAGAGGTAAGCCCGAAGCACAAGATTTTGAAGCTTTAGAAAAAGAACTTTCTGAATATCAAAAATTGCTGAACACATTGGATGTTGAAATTTCGGATGTGAATAAAGCGTATGATTCAAAATTAGAGGCACAGAGAAGTTTAAAATTAAATGTAAACAATCTGAAAAGTGAAATCGAAATCATTGAACAGAACGCTAAAAAAGAAGCCGAAAGCATATCGAAACCTGACACTTCAATTCTTGACAATTTAGTTAAGCAAAAAATTGATAAAGAACAGGAACTACAATCTTTTGAAAATGCCATCAAGACGCTTCAAACTAAAAAAGAGGGTATTGTTTCTCAAATTGCCTCTACAGAAAAACAAATTGAAGATAAACGCCAACAATGGCATGATGAAAATGCTAAGGTTTTAGAATTCAAAGATGATGATTGTACTTGTCCGACTTGTAAGCAATCATTGCCAACTGGAGATATTGAAGCTAAAAAATCACAAGCAATCACAAACTTCAATACTGCGAAGTTAGCACTAATGAGAAGTATTGAATCGGAAGGTCAAAATTTAGCTTCTCAAAAGGATAATCTAACATCTGAATTAGCAACTATTGATTCGAGAATTGAAACCGGTGAAAGTTCAATAACATCAACCAAAAACCAACTACAGGCAATTATTGATAAGATTGATATTGAAAACTCACAATCAACGACTGGAGGATTAGAATTGCAATCCATTGAAAGTATAGTCGAATCCCTTTTAGCTTCAAACAACAATTACCAAGAAAAACTACTTGAGTTGAATGCGGTAGAAAGTTCAATCGAAGATATTCCAACTGTTAATACTTCTGAACTAATCGAAAAAAGAAAATCATTAGTTGCTGAAATTGACACTCTGAAATCTAAACTTCAAAGCAAAGCGCAAATTGAAGCAGCTGATAAACGAATTGAAGAGCTTCAAAATGAAGAAAAAACATTGGCACAACAAATTGCAAACGTTGAAAAAGAACAGTTTGTGATTGAAAACTTCATCAAAGCCAAAGTCGATGCTCTAGAAAATGTAGTGAATAGCAAATTCAAATTTGTGAAGTTCAAAATGTTTGACGAGCAAATAAATGGCGGGCTGCGTGAAACTTGTGAAGTAATAGTAAACGGGGTTCCTTACTCGGATGCAAACACCGCTTCAAAAATTAACGCTGGTTTGGACATTATCAATGTGCTTTCGGAACACTATCAAATTTCAGCACCAATCTTTATCGACAACCGAGAGTCAGTAACTGAACTTATTCAATGCGAAAGTCAAATAATCAACTTGATTGTGTCTGCATTAGATAGTCAACTTAGAGTAGCGTAAAATGAAAAAAGGAGATTTAGTATCAAAGAACTTTATTCTTGACGAGCAGATTAATTCAATTACCGATTTGCTATTGGTACTTCAAAATGAAAAATCATTGTTTTGGAGGCACAGAGTACACCCAACAGCATTTTTTTTATCATGGCCTTTGAGGTTAATAACACAAACTTTAGAAGGAGGTCATTTCTGGTCAATTAAAAAAAATAGTAATCAATCAAATTTTAAATAAAAATGAGCACACAAAACACAGATGTAGCAGTAGTAAAGAAAGATATTTCTACTCAAGTATTGGCTAAAATTGAAGCCTTTCAAAATTCGGGAGAATTAAGTATCCCAAAAGATTATAACGTAGAAAATGCCTTGAAATCAGCATATATAATGCTTTCAGATCCAAAGAATAACATTTTAGCAAAATGTGATAAATCCTCAATAGCGGAGGCCTTGTTAAAGATGGTTGTTTACGGAGTAAGCCCGATTAAAAAGCAATGCTACTTTATTCCTTATGGCGAAAAATTAGAATGTTCTATTTCTTACGCTGGAAATATTGCCATTGCCAAAAGATACGGAAATCTAAAAAGCATCAAAGGGAATGCAATTTTTGAAGGAGATACTTTCGAATTTGAAGTTGACCAAAAAACTGGGAGAAGAAAAGTAATCAAACACATTCAAACCCTTGAAAGTGTTGGAACAAACAAAATCAAAGGTGCTTATGCGGTTTATGAACTTAATGATGGTTCAATAGATGTAGAGGTAATGAATATTAGCCAAATACAAACTTCCTGGAACCAAGGAGGCTCAAAAGGAAATTCTCCAGCGCATAAAAACTTTGCAGACCAAATGGCAATCAAAACGGTTTTAAACCGAGCTTGTAAGTTATTGATTAGCTCTTCCGATGATTCTGTCCTATATGATCCTTTAGAAGACGAGAAAATCATTGATGTAACAGACGCAAACGTTCAACATGAAATCAAAACTAAGGCAAACAAAGAGTCTTTAAGTTTTGATAATATCGAGGAAGCCGAAGTAGTAGAAGAAATAGTTGTTCCAAACGGAACCACAGAAATGGCTTTTGAAACGGCTGTAGAAGAAACTAAAACCGTACCAGGGTTTTAATTATGAAACTCAAAATAATTGGCACGGGTAGCTCTGGAAATGCTTACATCCTCAGTAATGGGGGTGAAGCACTTTTAATTGAAGCTGGAGTAAATATCAAAGAAATTAAACAAGCATTAGATTTTGATTTTTCAAAAGTAGTTGGATGTTTAATTACTCACGAGCACATGGATCATTGTAAATCAGCCAATGAAGTTATGAGATTAGGAGTAAATGTTTATTCTGGAGCCAAAACTCATCAATCAATTAATGGTGATGTAATTCACAGAGCCTTACCAATTACCTCTCGCCAGACTATTAAAATAGGAAACTTCAAAGTAATGGCCTTTGATGTTAAACATGACGCTGCAGAGCCTTTGGGTTTTTTAATTGAGCATAAAGACTGCGGTAAAGTTTTATTCTTAACCGACACTTACTATTGTAAGTATACCTTTCCTGGACTGAACAACATTATCATTGAAGCCAACTATTCAAAGGAAATTATTGATAAGAAGTTTGGGCCAGATAGTGATAAGGAATTTTTGAGAAATCGAATATTAAAATCGCATTTTTCTTTAGCCAACTGCAAGGACATGCTTTCAGCAAATGATTTGAGCCAAGTAAACAATATTGTGCTAATCCATTTATCAGATAGTAATTCAGACGAGAAGCAATTCAAAAAAGACATTCACGAATTAACAAATAAAAATGTAATCGTAGCTAGTAATGGCATGGATATACCATTTTTAAAAACACCTTTTTAATATGAGTAAAATTTTAGTATTAGATATTGAAACTACTGGTTTTTTGCAACAAGGGGGAACAATAGTCGAAGTTGGTATTGTAGAGCTTGACCTTTCAAATGGAGAACGAAAAATAATATTTGATGAGGTTTGTCATGAAACAGGAGTAACAAAAGAGCAAGTTGAAAAATCTTGTATTATAAAAAATTCAGATCTAACAATTGAAGCTATTCGAACTTCAAAAAACATTGAAAAGTTACGCCATCAAATCCAACAAATTTTAAATAGCTATGAATTAGGCGCTACTGCCTTTAATAATGCTTTTGACTTTGGTTTTCTTGAAAATAGAGGCTTTAACTTTCCTAAAAAGTTACCATGCCCGATGAAACTATCAACAAATGTATGCAAGATCGTTAGCAAAAATGGCTATGGGTATAAGTGGCCAACGGTTGAAGAAGCTAACTTACATTTCTTCGGTGATGTAGGTTATGTTGAAAAACATCGTGGAGCAGACGATGCTTTTTATGAAGCAGAAATTGTATATGAACTTTATAAGTTGGGAATTTTTAAAATTAATTAATACATAGTATGGAAACACTACAAATTAGTAAGGCTAATGCCTTAAAAGCGCATGAAGATGCAAATGCTAAAGGAAAATCACTTTTGGAAAATTTATTTGGAACCAAAATTTTTCTAAAAGATGTGAAAGACAGAATTAAATGCTTTGATGACGTCTTAAAAGAAAATGGTATTTCAAGAGAAGATTTTGAAAAATCATGCAAAGGACTAGAAGCCGATGAAATTGCCTATAGAATGGCAAAATTAGTATGTCTAGCCTTTAATGAAGGATGGATTCCTGATTGGACCAATAGCAATCAGTATAAGTACTACCCATATTTCACCATGGGTTCTTCTTCGGGCGTCAGTTTTTCGTACCGCGGCTACGATCTTTGGTTTTCGTTTTCGGATGTCGGCTCTCGCCTTTGCTTTAAATCTTCTGATTTAGCAATATATGCCGGAAAACTTTTTGAACAAGAAATTTACAAACCACTTTTTACAATCTAAATTATGTATACAGATATTAAAACATTCGAAGATGCTTGTAAGGT